AGCAAGTATGTCTGCCAAATTACCCGATTGTGCAAACTTACGCCCCATACCTCTGGTGACAGTCGCAACTATATCAGAGGATTCTGCATAATGAACATTCCCAGCCGCCGCCAAATCAAGTACACCCTTGACTCCACCTATCTGCTCTTCGGTTTTTGCACCTGCTCTTGCAAGCATCTCCATTGCCTGAGCAGATTCGGTTGCACTGAAGGCAGTAACAACCCCCATCTCTTTTGCCTTCTTGCTCAACCTATCCATATCCTTTTCGCTAGCACGAGATACTGCACCAAGGTCTGCCATGGCTTGTTCAAAACTAGCAGCGGTCTTTACGCCCTTGCCCATTGCAAAAGCCAAAGGAAGAGAAGCAACTGCGGCAACTTTCATAGCCCCGCCAAGTTGCTTCATGGAGAACGTCAACCCTTTTGTTTGCTTTGTAAAGCGACCTAACGCATCTCGACCACGCTTCATGCCACGAACTGCAGGCTTCTCATCAAACGTCAGTACACCACCTATGCCTAATCTCTCAAATGCCAAATCACTTACCCTTTATCTTTATCATTTCTGCTTCTTCCTTCTTCTGCTTACACAACCTATCGTAATACCATGTCCTGTCTAGTGAACTCATGCCAAGCACGTCTCCATAACTCATGCCTGGCACAAAATAGTTCAAACAAAACATTTCCTCTCTCAACTCCTCCTCGTTTCTCACGGGGAGGAAGCTGCGAAAAAATCATCGGTCGCCCATGGTATTGGCATCCTAAACTTTCTTCCACATCTCTGCCGTGGGCAAACACCCTCAAGACTCAAATCAGGCCCTATTGCTTTTTCATCAATCAGGAACGAAAGCCTCTCAATATCATATTTGACCATATCGTCCAGCTCATGATCTGCAAGACGTATCTCTCCCAATTCATCCACCGAATGAATCGAACCAAGTATGATCCCTGACTTTGTCGCCCCTACGTCCAACTCAGATATGCCAGTGTTGCCCATCGCCTCCAAAGCGTTCCATATCGCTGGCCCAAAAGTCAGCTTCTTAACTTCCTTGTTCCGAATCATGATCGGCACCTTGAGTTCATAATCCCAAAGGGCAAACTTCAGATCAGAAACAATCTTGACATCCATCGAATCAAGATCAGCTATGAACACAAAATCATGACCACAACCAGGGCATCTTGGATCAAACTTTATTTCTGATCCCATAGATTCCCTTCGTAGCCAAGCATACGCATACAAAACGTCTGGCATTGTCATCATGCTAATTACTGCCTTGCGTTCCGGTAGAGGCATCGACTCAAAGTCATACATGCCCAGCTTCTTGCACATCACAGCCAAAGTCAGATTCACAAGCTGAGCAACATTCAAGCCTTTGTTTTCTGCTCGCAGCTTTCCAATCTCTCTCTCCTCAGAGAACCTCCAAGGTCGCACTTCAATGTCCTTGAGATATTCTCCTCCCTGACCCATAGTGCCAAGTGGAAGTTTCGGACCCTGACTTTTCAGAGTCTCTGTCACAATTTCTCTTTCGAGGATTTCAGTAACTTCTTGGTTCATCGGCTCACCTCCAATTGATCCGTTTGGATCTTGTTAGGCCCAACCGTTTGGGTAAAACTAAATCGGCAGAGGTAGATCTGCTGAGAATGTCCACTCCACAAGCGCCAACTCGCCTTCGTTGTTCATGTCAAGATCAGGGAGCACTCTCTTCCTTGGAAACATCCCAACAAGCGAGTAAGTCTTCAGCACTCTGTTGCTGACGCTCTTGTGAATCAGTGTTGCAGACTTCTTGTAAAGAGGGCTCACCGGATCCTTGCAAGACGCAAACCAAAGCTCCATGGCAACCTGTTCCTCAAGGTGATGCATTGGCATCTTTGCTGTGAACTCAATAGGCAAAGAGTTCCCGCCCGATGCCCTGGTCTTGTCTGGCAAGTCAGTTGTCTGCAACTCCTCTTCGATCCCTGACTGCTCCGTGATCGTAAACATGGGCATTCCCAGCACGAGCAAGGTCCACTTGTTGACTGGTATATGATCTGCCCTGATATCACCCTTCATGTCACTATCCTCCTGTCACATCTCTTGGGTTGATATTCAATGCTTGCCTTAGTTGCCATATGCTTCCCAAACCACGTAGTCTGTGGCTACCAAGTCTGTCGAGCCCGCGTTGAAATCAAACTCCAAGTAGTCTCCGTTGATCCCACACTGACAATCCGTAGCCTTCGGAGCATCGTTCGTATCAAAAGCTGCCCAATGCAAAACAACTGGAGTGAACGGCAACTCTAACGTAAGCAACGAAGCAAGACTTTCCGCAGTGACCACGATCTTGCCGCTTGCATACTTCTTGTATGCAGGAGCTCCAGTCTCGTTCAGGTTGGCCACGTTCCATACGTCAGCAGCATCTGCCAGCGTCTCAGAGACAGCAATGCTTGTGCCTGCACCTATCTGTGCTGTACCACCCACTCGATCTGCTGGCCGAATACGAACGCTTGTTGCTGGCGTGGTCGGTGCATCTGCCACCACCAATTCTGTACCCTCATTGTTGATCGCCAAAATGAAGGCAGCTCTAGTCGCCGCTGCGTCTACGCCCAGAGCAACGTTGATGTTGGCACCAACGCCATCAAACTCATACACATCGGCCCCGATGGTCACGGTGTTGGTAGCTGTTGGCTGTGTCGCCATGAACAGACATGCCTGTGCCACATGTCCCGTTTCCTCTGGCAACTTGTCCACCTGGGTCATTACCGCGTCGATCCGATCCAGATTTTCCTTGTTGTGAGAGTCTACAAAATCCGTTCCCTTTTGCTGCACTGTTTTCGACAAAACCATTTGATTCCTCCTTCAAGAAAGAAAAGTGTTACTCGTTTATCCCTTAGCCAACTGACTCAAACACACCCATTTTGCTGATCCGCAACACGAAACGCTCCACCGTATCAGCCAATCGTAGAGCAATCTCTGCGTACATGTCGCCTGCTGTTCTTGTGAGGTCTGTGTTGATCTCAGAATCGATCTTGATGATCGCGGCTTCTTCAAAAGTCTCTCCCCTCAACGCTCTCTTTGGTCTCCATTCAGGCAAGAAGAAAGCCTTCAAGGCTGTCAAAGCCAACTTCTCGGTATCTGGATCATTGATCATGTACACAATCCAGTCAAAATTTTCAATGAGTACATTCTCGTAGTAACACATCTGTTCTCGCTGATGTTTCCATTTCCAAGTTGGGTCCACATTGAGTGTACGATCTCCCCAAATGATGAAATTACCCTTAACTTTCTTGATCACACCAATGCCAAGAGGATTCAAATACTCCTCATTGAGCACAGCATCTCCTGTTGTCAGCTTCAGTATTGAAGGAAGAATTGCGTCTACTCCAGCACCAGCCTTGTGATAACCAAGATAGTCATTTGCAATCTTTGCTTCCTTGCCGTGAATCATTCCAGTGGAAGGAACTAATTTGATTTTGCCTTCTGCTCCACCCAAGGGATCTGATACGTAACTAAAGCTAGGGAATAAGCATACAGCAAAATCATTCCTTCCAACTGTTTCGTTGCAATATGTGTCTGCTCCTTCCTCGGTCACCGTCCCGTAAGGCACCTCTTCTCTATACTGATGATTCTTTGCGTCGGCGTATGCAATCCCTGCTTTCACAACAGCAGTTGCCGTGTTGCCAGGCGTTGCCATCTTCACTAGCCCAAGGTTCCTGCCTGCTATCCTGTCAAATGGACTGCCACCCAGATTCCACGCTTGGTTTTCGTAATCGGAGTCAGCCAAGTCTGCAATCCCATCCTTGCCATTCTCCATTTCCAATGCAGCAACCACCATGAACTCATCGCCAATTGCACCGTCTGCTGTCATGTCAGACCCAGGAGCTGCTGTAATGGTTTTGTGGTCGTTGTCGACGATCCGAAAACGCACTCTCTTTGCGTTCGGTTTGTCTGGGTAAACATAACCATTGATCAACGAATCCTTGATGAAAGGCTTGTACGTCAAAACTGCTACATCGTTGAGCTCCCAGGCTGTTCCACCTGCAGTCAGAGTAAACGGAGGGCTCCAATCGTTGTTTGGCGTAAACAAAGCACCCACCGTGCCACTTCCAAGCGCACCGAACTTGTTAGACACCGCATCAAATGTTGTTGGCGCTGTAAAGGTGATAGTGATAACCTGCGAAATCATGTCATCTGTGGTTGTGCCCAAAGCAACAGTACCGTTACCATCTCCAGTTGCATCTGGATCAAAGTCGTCGATCTCGGCTGTCAGAATCGTGGCAGTAACAGACACGATCTTGGAGTATTTGCTTGCTGGTCTGTCGTCTGCTGTCAGAGCCCCTGTCAGCAAGTCAGTCACCGCTATCTCATCGTTGTTGTCATCGTTGTTGATAATGTCTGCCCAATACCTGTTGTCTGTCGGCTCCACACTCAGGTTTGCCCACTGGTTGGCCAAGTCCCCGTCCACGTACACAAACAAGCCAAACTCTGTATCTGGTTTTTCTTCGCCGTCCCTAACCTCAACAGACAAAGCCTTGCCGTCGTTTTCCAAGTAGAGATAGTATCTCTTGTTGGCATACGTCGGGTCAGCAGCAGTCCAGTCGTCTTTCATGGTGCTGTTACTGG